GGAGCGTCCTTAGTCCTTAGTCCTTAGTCCTTAGTCCTTAGGCTTTAGGCTTTAGGTGAGAGGTGAGAGGTGAGAGGTGAGAGGTTTCCATTTGCAGCGAGGTCCCTATGCACTTGTCGGCCAATTTAAGCTCCGGCTTCGCCTCTCGCTTCTCGCCACTCGCTTCTCGCCACTCGCTTCTCGCTTCTCGCCACTCGCCACTCGCCTCTCACTTCTCTATCTAGCGAAAAAACCCTCGTCAGTCCCCTTGCTGACCGGCGAGGGAATTGCCTATAACTAGCATGTCTTTGCCCGGGCTTGTGGCGGAATTGGCAGACGCGCTAGATTCAGGTTCTAGTGTCCTTAACGGACGTGGAGGTTCGACTCCTCTCAGGCCCACTCGCGGAGGGAGATTTGGATCACCTTCCTTCATCGTTTGGAATCTCACTTTTGGAACTCCCGGGTGGAGGTAAATGTGGCTACTTACAACGTGAAAGTGGAAGGCTGTCCGTACGTCAGTATTGAAGGCCATCGATTAGAAGCGAAGCCAAATACGACCATCATCTACGATGACCACGACAACGTCGTCGCCGTGATACCGAACGACGGGCTGCAGCTAATCGCCAATGCCGAAGCCATGGGGAAAAAGCAGCCAAAAGCTTAAGCCGCCCGGTGGACGGTCAATTTCGGAAATGCACGGTCAATCGCATTAAGCAACGGTTGCCGGTCCTGTAGGTCGATCTTCAGCTGGATAACGTCGCCGAGATCAAGCGTCACGATCGCGTGATACTCGTCAGTCGATACGGCGAGAACACTGTGCAGATTGATAAGGCAGCTATGACCGCGAAAGAGGATCGGCTCGGGATTGCCAAAAGGCGGTTCGGATGATTTGCAGAACATTGGAAACTCCTTGTTTGAGGAATAAAGAGACTGATTTGAAACGGCTCATTGGCCTCCGCGACTGAGAAGTTCACGAATGTCATCGCCGTTGAGGATGGGATTCGGATGACCACATTGCTTGCGACGCTCCCACTCCTGGAGGATCAGCGGCCACGCGTCCTCGGTCATTTGAAATTCGTCGTCCGCGTAGCCACAGACGATTTGCTGGGCCAGCTCGACGTGGTTTTCCGGCAAGTCGCAAGACGGCAACTCGAAATCGAATTCATCACACATTGAACACTCCTGTCGAGGTGTATGAGCGTGTCTATCCACGCCAGAAACAAGATCAAAAAAGGAAAGTGAATTATGGTGTTGCGATTACCGTTTCATGGCGGACGACTCGATGGAATGGTTCTGGAGGTTCCCGATGGCGACGAGCCATTTAGAATCGCCTGCGATTCAATCGACTTCATTTTTCGCGACGAGAAAGGACCGTTGGTCAACTCTCCTCAGTCGTACTATCAGCTGATCGAAAGGGAGCTTCCAAACGGTTCATCAAAGTCGGTTGGTTATCAGCACTACTACGAATCCGAAAGCGAGTAAACAGCCGCGGCTGGTATTGACGGGACACCTTCAACCTGAATTGTGCGGGTGGCGGTCACCGTAAGGCCCGCGATTGACACGCCAGTGTTAGTTGACACACCCGCACTTTTCTTGTTGACAGCGTTACAGGTAACTGTACATTGGGGGGTATGAGCATGTCAATTGTTGAAATCCCGAAGGGTAGGTACTACGGCGTAAAAGACGCTGCCGAAGAAATAGGCATTACGGTCGGTCGAATTCGGCAGATGATCCGGTGGGGCCAACTGTCAGCGATTCGAATCAGCGACAGAGTTTGGCTGATTTCCGAGCGAGAAGTGCAGAAACACAAAAAAAGCCGCTCGGAATGATTTTGTCTATTGACAATTAATTACAATTATCGATAATCGCCGGTGTCAACTAACACCGGCTTTCTTTTTGGCATTCTGCCAACTTGACGGCCAAGGAATTGGAACTACCAGGAAACAGCTGGCCGCTGTAGTGCGTTTGAGCGCGCACATACGGAATCATGCCCCCACAGGGAATCGACCAGCGGCCAGCGGTCAAGCCCTGCTGGGGGTTTTTTATTTGCTGAAAGGAGCAATTCAATGAGTGAAGCGATGTCACAACGGCGAGAGGAGTGGAAAAAGGAGTTGGTTGGCTGCCCGAGTGAGCTATCTGAGGTTGTTCTGGGGGCGTCGATGCTTCTTGGATCAGCATCCATCTATAGGGCACTTCCGCTAAAACAGCGGTCCGACCTGGCGTCCAGCATCAAGCAAGCTGCGGAGCCGTTCATGGAGGCGTTGGACGACGCGAATAGGGCGCTGCTGCGATGCATGTTGGGCAAAAAGCTGAAAGAAAAAGCAGCTGATAACGAGTGTGACGACCTTCGCGACGAAGATGAGGACTGCGACGAGGCTTCGTTTGAGCCGTTGGCGAATTCGCCAGATGCAAAGAGCGCGTTACTGATTGACGAGATCGTGCGGCGGCTGAACGAATGCATGGACCATCTTCCTGAGCCAGCATTCCGCACGTCCGCAGACCGCGATCAATGGTTCAGCTGGAAGAGGCATGTCCGTACGTCGATGGCCAACGTCGCACGTCGCTGCGAGGAACTTGGCATCACGCAGTTCTAAGCATCGGATGATCTTTTGTCGGTGTTTTGGGAGGGCAGTTCGATGAAAATCCTGGACCTATCGTGGGTGGCCCTGACGATCGTGTGGGCTGGAATGTCGGTAGCGATCGCCAACGGTTGGGCGGAGGGCGACCTTCGTTACACGTTGATCTGGATGGTGCTGTCGCTGACCAACATCCGTGTTGATCTTGTCCGAGCATCTAGGAGGCTGTCATGGGCAAGTCCAAGAAGTTCTACGGCGTGATGTACATCCGCGGGACGCGATCAGAAAAGTGCACGAGCTGCGGTGGTCCGACGACTCGGCTTATCGGCATCGGTCAGATGCGTGTCTGCACTGGCTGCGCTGTCCAGGTGATGTCGCAGATCAACGAAGCTGTCGATCGCCATGCGGATGAAGCACGGGCGGACTTTGCGAAGCGGGAGGTGCGTGATGCAAGCGTGGCAAGTGATCTGTGAATGGTGGGAGACCGTGTTGGTCGCGCTCGTCTTGTGCTTGGCCGGATTGGCTGTGCTGATTCTGGGAGCGTCGACACATCACCGTGATGAGGACGAGCTCGACCACGAGGAGAACCAGCGCCGCCTGGGAAAGTAGCGATGAACGTGCAATTCCAGTACGAGCTGATCGGCGGACCGCGGGATGGGGGTGCGGTGAATTGTGAGTACCTCTTGTCCGTCGGTCATTCGTTCTGGATTGCACGCGATGACCGGCTGATGGATTTGTACAAGTCGTGGTGGAACTGTCGGACACAGCGAGTGGTGCTGGTGTTTGAGCGGACGGAGTTGATTCCGGACTGCGAATGCAATGGATTTTAGGACGTCCCAGCACGGAGCTGGGCGAGGGAGCCATCAACGGTTGGTGGCGTAGATAGGACAGGCCTGGCTGGGCACGAGGCTTGGCCAGGACTTTCACGGTGATGAGATGAGCATAACGCTTATTGAGTATGAACGCCAAGTCAGGTCAATAAGTGACTGGGCAAGGATCAAGGGCATGAAGCCAGCCACGTTGAATCGTCGGATAACGCAGGTTCGCGCAGGGCGATTGACCTTGAAGCAAGCAATGGAGTCGCCTCTCGCTGCGCCGTGCATTAAACAGTGTGCCGTCTGCGGATCTGCGTTTCAGGCCCCGCCAAGTGGCAAGGTGACGTGCTCTGCACAATGTGCGGCCAAACAACTATCGCGAAGAGTGAGAACGCACGGCGAGTCCAGGACCAGACTCTATAGCATCTGGTGCGGTATGAAGTCGCGATCGAAAGGCACTGCTGGCTCACTTGCCCGCAAGTATTACAAGGGTGTCAAGCTGCATAAAGACTGGGAAGTCTTCGAGAATTTCAAGAAGTGGGCGATCGAGAGCGGCTACCGGGATGATCTTGAGATAGATCGCATCGACACCCGCAAGGGATACTCTCCCGCAAACTGTCGCTGGTCAACTCGCAGCCAGCAAATGCAAAACACGCTCAATTTACATCGCGAGTCAACGTCACGGTATCGCGGCGTATCCTGGTGCGAGAACGCCCGCAAGTGGCGCGCACAGATTCAATACAAGGGTGAGCACTATCATCTCGGGGTGTTCACGAAGGAGAAAGACGCTGCATTGGCCTATGCCAAGATGGCGGCTGCGTTATTCGGTGAGTTTGCAAGTTCATTAGTCAAGGAGGAATTCAATGCTGTGTTTGTCGCGAAAGAAAAATGAAACGATTTTCATCGGTGATTTGGTGCGGATCACCGTGATTGAGATTCGCGGTGACAAGGTGCGACTGGGCATCGAAGCACCAAAAGAAATACCTGTTCACCGCAAAGAAATTCACGACGCCATCAAAAGAGAGAACGGAGGCGAAAGTGGCACGCAAGACGCAGCCTAAAGCCGCGCCCAAACGTACTGCCCGAAAGACATCTCCTCGCGCTGACTGCCCTCGGCGCTTGGAGGTGTCCTCGGCGGAGTATCACCAGCTGCCGTATCTGAGTAATTCTCGACTTGAGTTATTTGACGAGGATCCGGAGCACTACGCAGCTGTGTATGTGCACGGTACCAAGTTGCCTCCGATGCCGAGTAAGCCTAAGCGAATTGGCTCCGACATTGAGAACTGGTTGTTTCGTGGCGAGCTTCCAAATATCGCTCTACTTCCGCCCGAGTTTGAAGGGCCAGATGGTCGCAAGTCGGATGCGTTTCGGAAGTGGAAGATGAAGCAGATTCCTAAGAAGATTATGTCACTGGAGGAGGTTTCGAAGGATGAAAAGCTGTCCCCCTATCTGGAGATGGCTTCCAACATCGAGCAGCACGAGCTCGCAAACCATTTGATCTACGAGTCGGGTGCGATCGTACATGACGTCATCCAGTGGCGGGATCCGCAATACGGCGTCGACCGCATGTGCCAACTTGACTTGTTCCGAGAGAACGAGTGGATCACCGACTTAAAATCTTCAAAGTCGACAAACAAGGCTGAGTGGGAACGCGATGCCTACGAGTATCGATACCACTGGCAAGCTGCCACGTACATAGACGCAGTGTACGAGCTCTATGGCATCGACGTCCCGTTCTACTGGATCGTGATCAAGAACAGTCCTGGCTACGGCGTGGAAGTCTTCCGGGCCAGCGAGGAGCAAATCGAAACGGGTCGTGCGGAGTACCGTGCTGCCCTGAAGCGTTGGGTCGCGTGCCGAGATTCGGGCAACTGGCGATCGCCAACGTTCGGACTGGCCACCGAGGTTGGCGTGCCATTCTACGTGTCGGCGCGCGGCGTCGAAGTAATCCACAAGGGCATGAAGTTTTACGTGAGGTAGGCATGAAGGCATCAGATTTTTACGGCAGTTCGTGGTTGAAGAGCGAAGACTTGGAGTTGGAGCAAACGTACGATGTCACGATTACAGATGTGTTCTCGCACACATTCGACGACGAGTCTTCATCGAAGAGCAAAGGCAAGCAGGAGAAACGCAAAAGTCGCCCACAGCTTGCGATCGAGTTCGAGGAGTTCGACAAGCCACTGTCCCTGAATAAGGTGAATGCCAACACGATCATTTCTTTGTACGGCAACGAAACGGACGATTGGATCGGAGCTCGGATAACGATTTACGTCAAGGAGGATGTCGAGTACGCGGGTGAAGTGATGTGCGGAATTCGCGTTAAGCCGCGCGCTCCCAAGAAGCCGGAACGGAAACAACGTCGCACAGCTCGCGAAGATGACCCACGTGAGAGTCGTCGTTCTGACTCCCGCAGCGCAAAACGAACATCGAAGCGCACGACCAGGCGGCGACGGCAGGACGATGATCAGGACGACGAGGAGTAATCGGCTGTGAACATCCTCGCACTCGACCAGGCATCGAAGACAGGCTGGGCCTTGTATCAAGACGGCGAGATTTCCAGCGGCGTGATACCGCTCGTGATCGTACCGAAGTCAAAGGGTCCCGGGCATCGACTCGTTTGGTTCCAGCGAGAGATCGACGAGATGTTCGGCAGCTTCTCGCGCGGGCAACTGGCGGTCTATCACGAGCAACCGTTTACCACCGACCGGATCGCTGCGGACGTGATTGTCTGCGGTCTGTCCATGCACATCGATTCGTGGTGCGAGGCGAAGGGGTACCGCTCGCGCGTCGTCCATAACCAGACTGTCAAGAAGCACGCCACCGGTTCGGGACGGGCGACGAAGGAACAGATGCTGCGGAATGCCAGGATCAAATGGCCGAATCAAGCGATCATCGACCACAACCAGGCTGACGCGCTGTGGATCCTGGACTACGTGATTTATGGAGAGAAGTGATGGATTGGTATGGAGACATCGACACCATGGCGTGCGCATGGGTGCACGCTCTGATAGCAGCAGAGTTGATACCGATCGGCGATGTCGACAGTCGATCGATTCAAGAGGTGACGGGTGATGAATTACGAGGCTATCGACGATGCCACTTCTTCGCAGGAATCGCAGGCTGGGCGGAGGCGCTACGCCTTGCCGAATGGCCAGCAGCTGTTCCCGTTTGGACAGGTTCGTGCCCGTGTCAACCATTTAGTGTTGCCGGCAAGGGTAAAGGAACGGCAGACGAGCGGCACGTCTGGCCAGAGTTTCGCAGGCTCATTGACCAGTGCCGACCTCCAATCGTCTTTGGAGAGCAGGTTGCGAGCAAACTTGGCCGAGAGTGGCTCGCCGGTGTACGCACTGACTTGGAAGCATTGGGATATGCTGTCGGGGCCGCCGATCTGTGCGCTGCGAGCGTCGGTGCGCCGCACATCAGGCAGCGACTCTACTGGGTGGCCTACGGCAACGGTGAACGATTCTCGAGGAGGAAGGAACCGAACTGCCAATCGGAGCAACCAGCACAGCAAGCATCACGACGGGCTGACTCTTTGCGATGCAGTGGAGTTAGCGGGATGGCGAACCCCCGAAGCATCCAACGGCGAACAGGGCGCGAAGGAACCGACCGGCATCAATCCGCGAGTGACGTTGACGGATCAGGTCACCGGATGGTCGACTCCGGCAGCGCGAGACTGGAAAAGCGAATCAGCGCCGGACGAGTGTCAGAATCACAGGTGGAAGCCATTGCGAGCGAAGCCGTTGAGCTGGCAAGCAACCATTGGGACGGAACCGAATGGATCGCCTGCGCCGACGGAAAAACGCGGCCAGTTAAACCCGGCATTCAGTTGCTGGCTCATGGGATTCAGGGACGTGTGGCTCAGTTGCGTGGATTGGGAAACGCCATCGTCCCGCAAGTCGCAGCGGTGTTCGTGAAATCATTCTTGGAGGTGGTGTCATGATGCGGACCTGCGTCGAGTGTGGCTTTCCCACGACTGGCACGAGTCGCTGCTCAGTATGCCACTGTGAGAAGTTCAAGTTTCGGAGATGTAACCGCTGTAACGCGGAGTTGTTAAGCGTGGGCATCTGCAGCTGCGGTTGCCCGGAATTTCGTTTGGAGGAGTCGATTGTGAGTGCAACAGCAACTGCGCCAAAGCGCGCAAGACGGCCGAGGAAGCTTGGCGACGTGGCCCAAGAACGGGTCGAGGAGCTGGATGACGATGCTGAGGTCGTGGAGGAGAAGCCCAAGCGGAAACGCAAGGCAGCCCGCGACAAGGGTCCCAGCGAGAAAGTGCTCAAGGCGAAAGCGTTGGGGGATGCGAATACATTCCCCTGCCAATTCGGTGGCGTCTCCATCGGCGACATGACGGGGCGTATCTCACTCAAGATTGCCAAGGACCGGATTAACGTCGGCACCGCGGAGAAGCTGTTCTGCGGTCGGCGAGTGAACTGCAGGTTGGTAGCTCGTCCCGTTGACGAGGATCCGGATCAGCAGCACCTGCCGGACATGGACACGAAAACGACGATGGAGGCTGTGGTCGACGTGAAGCGATTCGCCAGCGATCCCCACAACATCTCGATCGGGGTGACGTGCAGCCTGCAAGAAGTGGACGTGACAGAGCTGTCGCTGTTTGCGAAGAAGTTCGGCAGCATCACCGTGTTGGATACCCAGTCGCTGGACGAGCTGGGCGACGGCGAATAACGATGTTCCTTGTGTGCCAAGCCCGTGCCGTACTCATCGATCCGGTACGGTGCGGTGCTTGGTTCCTTTGAGGTGATAGATGATTGCAAAACTGTTTAAGTTCTATTGTCCGCCATGCTCACTTTACTGGGATTCTCCGGCAGTGGCTGACGTTTGCGACAACTGCGATAAGCCTGCCGAAGTCTATTGTGCTGCTTGCCGCGAGTTTCGTCCGGTGGAGAGTTTTGACTTTACCCTACACGAATGTCGGCGACATCAGGGCAGCGTGACCAGGATTCCTGACGAGTTGACGCTAATCGCCAGGACATTGAATGGAGTTAACGGTTCCGATCAACAGCGAATCGCAGAAGTCGGCATTGACTGGATCCAGACCCTCCTCGCCAAGAACAAAGACTACGGTGGCTCGGCATGGGAGACTCCCTGCCTAGCACCGCACATCGATGTTCGTGACGCGTTGTTCTGCCGCATGTCCGACAAAGTAAAGCGGATTGCTGCGCTGAGTTCGGGCGCAACACCTAAGGTCAACGAGTCGCTCGAGGATACGGTTAAAGACCTCGGAGCGTATTGTCTGCTATGGCTGGCGAGGCCAGTCGATTCATCAACAGGAGCAACCGATGCAACAGAACATTGAATCAGCCATCCCGGTGGCTGAACGTGGGCCGGACACGATCATCCTGCAGAAGATCGATCGAGAAATCAAACAAGCGGAGCAGTGGCACGCGTGGACGGCACTGCGATTGAAATCACTGCGGAACCTACGCGAGCGATTCGCGGATCCGCAAGAGCGAAAGTAGTAGGACCGCCCTGGCTGGATCCTGCTCGTCGCGGGTGAAGGTGCCAAATGCTAATGGCCTTGCAGGCGGCAACAGGGCGGGCCTGGTTATACAGGTCGCCCCACCGTAGGGGTTTTTTGTGAGGGGCGCCGGATCCCTGTTGGCCAGCATTGGGCTGGAGAAGTCCGGCAAGACACTTTTTATCAATCGGTAAACGAAAGGAATTTTATGCGCGCAGAAAATGCACCCTCCTCAGCCATCGACCAGACAAAGGTCGTGAGCCTACATCCATCAATCACGCACGTGCTGGAGTACTTCAAGTACCTGCATCTACCGCAGCACCTGCAGGACGTCTCCATGCCGTTCAGCGAGTTGGCGTACAAGGTCGCATGGCGAGCACCCAATAATCCTGAAACGACAGTTGCATTGCGGAAGCTGCTGGAAGCGAAGGACGCTGCGGTACGCGCGGCGCTGTGACACTCGATAGGCCCGTCAGTGCGTTACTGGCGGGGAGTAGCCTGGTCCGGCGCGCGTGAACAGCGATCTGCGTGCTGCCGGGCCAGGATTTTTCTGAAGGGACGTTATGAGCAACCTCATCGACCTAGTCCGTCTCGTCGAAGACATGCGAACGTGGCAGCGGGAGTACTTCAAGACGCGGTCCTCGGTGGCACTGGAGACGTCCAAGGAGTGCGAGCGGAAGGTTGACGCGTGGATTAGGCAGTTTCGGAATCCGCAGGCGAGTTTGTTTGAGAAGGGTAGGGAGTGATGGGCGTTCGTAAATCCGGTCAGTGTAAGTGGTTCAATGGCATTCAGAACAAGGTCTGCAAAGCTGGCGTCAGTTACGACAGCTTGCCGCGCAACGAACGCGGCGTGATAGTGCTGCCATGTATCCAGCCGGAGTGCCAATCGAACTGCGACAAGTACGAGGAACCGACGGCAGAAGAGATTGCGGCGGATGAGGAATGGATGCGCCAGCGGATGGAGATGCACAGGAAGGTTGGAGAAGTAATCATACCGATCCGCAAGGAATACAAAGGGCGAAGCGGCAACGGGACTATCACATGCCCATGTTGCGGCGGAAATCTTCATTGGTCGATCAGCGGCTACAACGGGCACATGCACGGCCGGTGCGAAACGGCAGGTTGTGTGTCATGGATGGAATGAAGCGAGGTGCGTAATGGCCGATAAACCAATTCTATTCAGCGGCGAGATGGTGCGGGCGATCCTGGCTGACGAAAAGGGCTGCACGCGGCGTCTCTACAAGCTACCCAAGGGCATGGTCTGGTACGACGCGCTGGGCGGCGAGCAGGAAGGCTGGTACAGCAGCGAGGACCACGCGAACAACGGCTGGTGGCACGTTGAGGAGGAGCGTGCGTCGGTGGCTGTGGGGGACACGCTCTGGGTAAAAGAGACGTTTGCCGCGTTTTGTCACGACGATTACGACCCAGAGAACACTGCGTTGTACTGTGCGGAAAAAATCGTCACCGAAGGGATCATCCGGCATCGAGGCAAACAGATTGGCGAGGCTACTAAGAGACATCCTCTCCTGTGCTACTACCAGGCGACGTGCACTCAGCCACACCCAAATCACAAGAAGTGGCATCCGTCCATCCACATGCCCCGCTGGGCCAGTCGCATCACGCTCAACGTAACGGGTGTCCGCATCGAGAAGCTCCAGGACATGAACCGCGGTGACGCGATGGCCGAGGGGTGCCCGTTTCCCAATATGGCCAAGGGACCGAATCCGCTCGACTGGTTTCGGGAGCTGTGGGACGGAATCAACGGGGCTGGATCATGGGACGCAAACCCGTGGGTGTGGGTGTACGAGTTTGAGCGGGTGGAGCAATCATGAGCTACACGAAGCAAACCGCCTGGGAGTTCGCGTGCGGCTGGTACACCGAGCAGTCGGTCCGCATAGGTCTCACTCACAGTCCCAAGCCAGCTAGGGATGTTGACTCCGAGTTTGTGAAATGGCTGACCGAGCAAATGCGGCTAGCGATGGCCAAAGGGATCGACATCGGTCGGCGATGGGATGAGGAGAACGGTGCGTGAGAGACAACAACAACGTGCCCACCGACCTGCGGAAGTTCGTGGAGTTTGGCGGGATGGCATGTCCGGTGAGTAATCAGGAAAGGAGCAATCAGGTGTGGATTCAAATTGACAATTGGGAACAGTACGAGCGATGGATCGACAGCAAGGCGATCGCGACAGTACAGAGGCGGAACTGTGACATTATCGTCGTGGGCACAAATCAGAAGTTGGCGGAAATCAATTGTGACACGCCGGACGCAGCGAAGGAGAAGATGGCAGCGATCATGAAGATCATCGCGCTGGCACCTGACGGCTATTTCTCCGAGATGGGATCGCTCACGCTGACTCCTGATCAGGAGGAGAAGCTACGGATCGCGGACTTTGCAATCGAGATGTCTGAAGGTTGGTCCTTCACGAAGTTCTGGAGCGAACATCCCAAACTGTTTCAGATGGTTAAAAACTACATCGATCGCAGGGATAAGGACGCTGCCACATCATGAAAGAGCGTGGACTGATGAACCAATTCCTACACGACTTCGGCATTCGCATCCTGCGTGCCAGGCGGGCTGCTGGGATAAGCCAGGAGAAGCTCGGGCAGATGGTAGACGGTGTCTCCCGACATTGCGTGTGGCACTGGGAGGCGGGGTTCAATGGCTGTTCGCTGGAGCGCGCGGCAAAGCTCGCAAAGGCGCTGAACGTAAGTGTGGGTTACCTGTTTGGAGAGGTGGAGCATGAAGTATTGGATCGGAGGGCTCGTCGGAGTAGCGGGGACCCTACTGCTGCTACTACTGCTGACGCGGTGGACAAACTGGAAGGCATTCATTGACTGGTTGGGGAGGCACCTATGAGCGAGCGGCCACCAACGGCGGAAGAGCTGTTGACTCTTTTCATTCAATGGGAGCGGTTTGGCGATTGGGCTGCGCACCACAAGTTCATCGAAGGACTCCCGAAGTGGATGGACGCCCAAGGCCCAGTGACGCGAGAGTGGTTCCAAGAGCGATTCGGTGGGCTTGATTGCGTCGTCGCTCGTCACGGTGATCCTAGGAAGGACTGCTGGGGGATCCTCCTCTACTACGATTGTTTCCTAGGCTTTCCGATCGTGCGGCTCACGTATCAGACAAAGTCTGCCACCGAATATGGGATTGAATGGGCTTTACGAAGGGCGACGCGCAATCAACTCGAAGCCATGGTTCAGCTGCTTGGTCGAAAGGACGGTGACTGATGGTCTGGGACCTGGACACGATGAAGCGGCTGAATGCGGTTGAAGATTTCAAACACAACCGCGGCACCCGAAACAATTGGAGTGAATGCCAGGAGTTAATACGTGCCATCGAACGCGGTGGCTTCGATTTATCGCAGTGCATGCGGTGTGGTGAGCTCGTTGTCTGCATCCCAGACGGGCAGCCGATGTGTGAGGGGTGCGCGGGAGATGATGATGCAGAATACAAAGTTTGATACGTGGGCGATCCTGGACATGATGGGGCACCAACGACTCGCTGGTCGCGTGACCGAGGAGACGATCGGTGGTGTGTCGTTACTGCGAGTTGACATACCCGAGCTGAACAACATTCCTGCGTGGACCACGTACATCACCGCGAACTCGCTGTACCAGATGACTCCAGTGACGGAAGAGCTGGCTCGGTCCATGGCTGCGAAGATCGGAAAGATGCCAATCACGTTCTATGACCTGCCACAGCAATGGCGGGAGAAGATCCAGAGCTCACCTGCTGGATTGCCAGCGCCGGACGATGACGATGAGTCGTACGGTTGCGACGAAGATGAGGACGAAGAAGAGGAGTTCGATATCTAGCGATGATCCACACAGCACGTCAAACAGCGAAGTTCATCAAGCTCGTCCGAATGATTCGGCAGGCGTTTCCTGGGCTCCCAATTGACCCGGACACCGTCGCTGTCGGCATTCTCGAAAAGCTCTGGCACTTCGCGATCAACAGCGCCAAAAGGGGCGACGTTGGACGTCATTCCGACGACGTTCTTGCCGAGGCAGTTGGGTGGTATGGGGAACCTGCGGAGCTTGTGGAGCTTCTGGTGGTGACGGGCTGGCTCGACATCGACCCCCACCACAGGCTGGTTGTCCACGACTGGGACCAGCACGCTCCGGGCTTTATTAAGCGGAATATAGCTAAGTCGGGGGGGTGGGCCAAGTCATCACTTAATGATGCTTCGGTGCAGTCAAGTGACGACTTAGACGACGGAAGTGAGGACTTAGATATACCTGACACCCCGTTAAGTGAGGACTTGGAGCACGGAAGTGGCCACTTAACTGCTCAAAAACCCCTCCAAGTGCCCACACCTAACCTAACCAAACCAAACCTAACCCAACCCAACCCAACCGGCGAGCTCCGCTCGTGGGATGGGGTGGAGCTTTTGCTGGTCGAGGTCGGAATCGGTCGCCGCGAGAAGGTCATGGCCCACCTCCGCTCGTGCGGGTCGGAGCCGTTCAAGGTCGACCAGATCGTGGGGGTCTGGCGGTCGCACAAGGGGCGTTTCTCGAATCCGCACGGGGCCCTCGTTGAGCGGCTGATGAACGAGCACCCTGGCATGGCGGCGGACACGGGCTGGGTCGTACCGCTGCAGCGAGACACCGGCCAGCGGAAGCCACGGGACCGGACGCTCGACTTCGAGATGCAGCGCACGCACCTGGTCAAGCAGCTGCGAAGCGAGGGCAAGGACGAAGAGCAAATCGAGGCTGCTGTCGCGAAGTTGGCAGCGCGGTTGAAGGAGAAGGCAAATGCAACGTGAAGCGATCGACCTGGAGAGCATGCGCGAAGTGATGCGACAGTTCCCGCGAGATGCCATCGAACGCGTCGTCCTAGTGGCCACCACGCGGCGACTGACGCAACTGCGAGTCCATTGCGACTTCTGCAACGGGACTGCGATGCGGTGGGGCGTGTCATGCCCGAAGTGCTACGAGACGCGAGCGAATGGCGTGGGGTTGCTCACTGCGTTAGACGGGATCAGCTACTTCGAGTGTAAGACGGACGTCGACGTGTTGGCCAAGGCGACCGATTTGCGGCGGCGAAGTACTGCGAAGGTGTTCATGGCACTTGACTGCCACAACGTCGTGGTGGAAGTTCCGGATTGGTTGGTCAGGTTGATGTGACAACGGGAAGAAAGCACATGCAAACGCATATCGAGGAACTTAAAGAGCAGCTTGGCAAGGTGAAGGCGATGGAGACTGCGATGCGAATCAACCTCGAGCTGATATCGCTGAAGATGCGGGACCTGAGCTTGGCACACACGAGGATGCAGATAGCGATTCAGAAGTTGGAGGGCGTGGCCTGTGATAGCACCGATCAGCGACGATGACGACGATGTGGTATTTCTTGATCCGTTTGAGCCCGAGATTAACCTGTCGATCGAGGAGCAGAACGACGCTATGGACATCGCGATGCGTCGGCTCAACGCGGAGTGCGAGTGGACGTGGACGAACGAGGAAGCCCAGGCGATGGCTGAGTACGTGCTATGGGCCGGCATTCGCATCGCAGCCATCGAGCAGCTCGTTTGCGGAAAACTTTTTCACCAGCGGGATTGACGCGCACCCGGAAATGTGCCAAGAATCTAAGCACACAAGGCACAAAGGCGTCAGTCACTCGGGGTTTTCCGACTGATTGGCGTCTTCGTGCCTTTTTTGTTGCACGCCGCTTTTCCGGAGAAAACCGATGTTCGAGGCCCCAGCGATCGCCAAATACGGTGTTTGCCTGCTTCTCGCTGCCTACTCTTTCGTGCCGTTTGCACGCTCGCGAACTTGCACTGGACCGAATTGCCAAAACGGCCAATGCACGCGGCAAGCCACGGTGATTCTTGGGGGAATTCCGGTTACCGAGTCGCCGGAAATCTACACCGACGTGGTTGGCGATCGCTGGGTTCTCGTCGAAGAGCCGGTTGCGGAAGGTGAGCCCGAGGACTTCGTTTCGCCCATCGCGGAGGAAGCCAGCGACGTCAAAGCGGAGGTCGAAGCCGATGCGACCAGCGAAGACGCGGACGACAAAGCAAATCCAGAGCCGGAAGCGACTGTCGCGAAGACGGCAGACTCAAAACCGGCTAAGGCTGCAGCGAAGACGCGGCAAGTTTGGATGCGTGCGAGCGATGCTGCACAGGCAGGGCTGAGGCCGGTGGCCACGCAAACTAGAGCGGCCAGCTACGGTTCGAGCGGCTCGGGCTATGGCTACAGCTTCCAGCAAACCACGCCGGTCACGTACACAACCAGCTACGGTTGCACTGGCAGCGGGATGGTCGCGTACTACGGCCAATCGCAACCAGCTTGCAACGCGTGCACCAGCGCGTACTACCACGCGTCGTCGCCAACGTACCGAACGCGGCGAGTGCTGTTCCCCAATCTGTTTCCGAGACTGCGAGGGTTGCGATGAACCAGCTGCTGTTGCCTGCTGTGATCCGAACCGCGGTGCCAGCGATTGTTGGAGCAGTCACCGCAATGCTCGCGTCTCGGTTCAACATCGTGATCTCTGATCAGACGTCGGTGGACATGACTGCAGCGTTCACTACGCTCGTCACGATCGGCTACTACGTGGCAATCCGTCTTGGGGCGAAGCAATTCCCATGGCTTGAGAAGCTGCTCGGCGACACAAGTGTGCCGTTGTACTCAACTCGCAAGAGGTAACCATGTCGGACACGCCCGTTGTCACTCCCCCGACCATACCTGCGCCTGCTCCCAAGCCGAAGCTGGGAATTGGTTGGGTTATCGCGATCGCGTTTTTGAGCTACTTCCTCGGCCAGGGCAAGAATCCGCTCGACATCCTCCAACCGCAGCCCCCCGCGGTGGTCGAGCCCAGCGAGCCGGAACCGGTTACGCCGGCACCAACACCAGCTGAGCCGATCGGTCCCATTGTGCCGGATACGCCACCTGTCGTGGAACCGGAACCCACACCGCCCCCCAAGCCGATGGACGAGACGGCTGCGATCGCACGGTACGCTGCAGAAATCCTTCCGGAGCAGTGTCGCCAAGACTTTGGCAAGATGGCCGAAGCAGCTGCTGGTTGCGCTGATCGCATCGACGCGGGGCACATCCGCGACCAAGATGAAGCCAGTGGTTGGTTGACGGTCGAGAACCGAAAAGCAGCGACTGAATACGACTTGTGGGTGCCATTCTTCCGCGCAATGCAAAGTCGTTTCAAGGACCTGCGAGCTGCTGGCAAGATGGAGACGCTCACCGACTGGTCGCGTGAATTCCGCTCGATGGGCGACGGACTCGCAGCGGCTGCTGTGCTGCATCCAATTGCAGGAGAACCGAGTAAATGACCATCGCTGTTGGCGACGAAGTGTGGGTGGTGAGTGTCTACGGTCCCTATCGCGCGAAGGTCGTCGCGCTAGGCGAAAAGCCACATGTTTGTGTCTGTAGCGAGAAAAAGCTCGAAGTCGTGGACTTGGCCAAGGTCTATAAGAACGGGGCGGACTGCCATGAAGCGATGGCACACGAGTGCTTTCAAGTAGCGTCAGAAAAGATGGCTGCTGGAATGAAGTGGCAGGAGCAAGCCGCAAAGTTGCGTGAGAAGCCTCCAGTAACGGAACTACCGAACCAATGAACGACGAACAGATCTGGCGACTACCACCCGTCCGCATCGACTCTGACGCGATGACCCTCGCTGGCGACGAACGTATCGACTGGGGTCTGCAGATGAACGCGATTCCAGACGAGTGGGCCAAGTCGCAAGGCGAAGGAATCCTGGTCGCAGTGCTGGACACTGGCGCATCCGACCACATGGACTTGCCAGAGCCAGCGTTCGCTCACAACTTCACGACGTCGCGTTGGGCCAGCGATCGCAATGGCCACTCGACGCACTGCGCTGGCATCTTCGGTGCACGCGCGAACGAAACGGGCATCGTAGGTGTTGCGCCGAAGTGTTCCATCGGTTATTGCAAAGTGCTGGGAGACGACGGCTCGGGCTCGACCACTTGGATCGCCCGTGGCATTCGTGCTGCGATCAAGGAGGGTGCCAACGTTATTACGATGTCGATTGGTGGAGGCTACTCCGACGACGTTGCACGCGCATGCCAAGAAGCGGTGGAAGCAGGAATCATGGTCCTGGCAGCGGCAGGCAACAGCGGCTTTCGCGGCAGGAACTCGATCGACTATCCAGGCAAACTGCCGACGACGATCTGTGTCGCAGCGTACCGCAAAGACGGACGTATCAGCGACTTCTCCAGCGGCGGCGAACAAGTCGACATCGCTTGCCCAGGCGAGCAGATCTTGTCGTGCTATCCTGGCAATCAGTATCGGATGATGTCTGGCACGTCAATGGCGACTCCATTCGCTGCAGGACTGGTTGCGTTGATGCTGGAAGATGGCATGGGGCCGAAGTCGCTGGTCCAGCTTCGCGACACACTTAAGGCTAATTGCGAAGACAAAGGCCCGACAGGATTCGACGTGCGTTATGGGTTTGGCAATCCGATCCCTCGCCAGCTGGTACCGGACGACGCTCCTCCAAAGGCTGACGATGACCTCTACTTCTTCTAAGGCGTTAGTTCATGTGCTACTCGGAATTGCCCTCGGATTGGCGGGGTGTGTCCCAGCGTCATCCCTCGATCGAAATCGTGACACCACAGGTCGCCGAGTTCATCGAAGCGAAGGCAGGAGCGGTACGAATAGTAGCGAGCCAGTTATCGATGCCAACGGAGCTGTTGGTCGGAATGCCACAGGGGTCGTTTACATCCCGAAGCACCGCTGTGCCGGCGACGGACGCTGGCCAGTCGGGGCGTGCTTCGTAGAGGACGGCAGTAACAAACCATACTGGTATCACGCTGACGGCACGTGGCAACCAGTCAAACCGAAGACCGTCACCGAAGACATTGCAGAGCCACCCACCAAGTAAGGAGCAGACTATGGTAGCGATTCGCAGACCAATCAACCGTTTCATGGACAACCGGATGGATCGCGTATTGCGACGAGCGATCCGAGAGCTCAAGGAAGACGGACAAGACACGACGCTGCTGGAAGCGGTGATGGACGACGACGAAGGTGCAGCAATGCTTCGTGACGAGAGCACCGTCGCCTACGCTGCTGCCCAGGGCATTGAAGTGCAAGCGTTCGGTGACAACAGACCGCTGCTCGACTTCATTAGCAAACTCATCGAAGCTGGTGCGTTCCGCAAGGCAGCCGAGTGGTTGTACGAGAACCGTGAAAAACTACTCGAGATTGCGAAGACGATCGCCGCAATCATCGGGATCTTTGCGTAGGGCGATCGCACTCGGATTAAGGGCAGAGAGTGATGGGGTTGCTAGCGCAGGTGACGGGATGGGAACAGCACGGATTAGCTGGCCTGGTGATCGCTGCATTGATCGCAGCGTTCGCCTACTTCTATCGGGACAACGCAGCACGCTACCGGGAGATTGACAACAGGCACACGTCCGAACGGGCGGGTTGGCTGGCTGAGTGCCGAGCCGAGCGTGCCGAACTGATGGCCATTCACTCCAAGGCGTGGGAAGAGTCACGCGCTGACACGCGGACGTATCTTGCTGAGTCAACGGCAGCCACTCGCTCACTCGACAAGGCAGTGCGCGACCTACACATCGAGATCAGAACCAAACGCTTCACCGATTCCAACGACAATACTGCGTGACCGACCTACGTCACCGCGGCGGAGGGGTGTAGCGAAATGATACTGCCAAAATGGCAGTGTACGATTATGCAGCACCCACCCCCCGCTTTGGGTCCTTGAAATAAAACGCCGCGCCCAGTCCTTTGGACCCGCTTCGAACGCTGTTTGTGCACGAAAAAATGTGTTTTTCGGTTTTGATTTTTAGCCCATGGTGAGCGATGGAGAGCGACGAGGAAAAGGCGATCGCCGCGCTGAAGAAAATCAGGGCCAAGGAGAAACCAACGCGAGACGAGGCACAGGCGCTCGCGAGGATTCAAAAGAAACAGCGGGAGGAGCTGTGGACGACTGGGCTCAAGGCAATACCGCTCCGAGTGTTCTGTGCACTGGCTGGGAGAAAACCAAATCAAGTCAGACAGCAGGCGCAACGCTACGGAATGCCGATCTCTGGTGACACGGTCGATCTGTATCAGTTCCTCGCGTGGGTGTACGACGACATCGCCAAGAACGCCAGGTCACCCGGTGGTGATGAGAGCAGCGAAGAGTCTCAGCTCGACAAGAATCGACAGATCGACTACCAGCGCAAGTTGCTGAGACTGCAACAGGAATCAGAGCAATTGATCCCTCGCGTCGTAGTGCACGAGGGGTTCTCGAAGTTGGCCTCGCATCTGAAACGCTTCTTCGAGTCGTTGCAACGTGAGTGTGGGGTGGAGTACTACGACCAGGGGATGGAGGTCTTAGACGACTGCCGGCGAGAGATCTACGGGATCGTAGGCCAGGCAGAGTCCGCGAAAGATGATAGCAACGGCACTTGATTTCAATTCGCATAGTCTGCATGCGGCGCGCACTGAATTCGATTTTCTGTTCACGCACGCGCGCGGCCATCGCATTCGCTCCATGCTGCAGTTCGCGCAGGATGAGGTGATCATTCCCGAAGGGAAGCACAACGGGAAGCGCTGGCGCCGTCACCGTCAGCCGTATGGAGGCCTGTTGCTCGAAGCGTTCGACTCGGGGAAGTGGACGCGACACGCAATACTCGGGTGCGTGCAATCGGGAAAGTCGCTGCACGCGTTTGTGATTCCGACGCTCTACCATCTGTTCGAGCTGCAGGAGCGCGTGATCTTCGCCGCTCCCACTGAGGAGATGTGCCGGGTTAAGTGGCAGACAGAGATCATGCCGTTCCTGCGGCGGTCTCGCTACTACGAGTTGTTCCCGCGGCGCGGGGCTGGCAGCAAGGACGGGTGGGCGGAGCGGATTGAGTTCGGCAACGGTGCCGATGTGATCTTCATGGCGGGGCGTGGTGGTGACGAATCACGGTCCGGTGTGACGTCGCGCGTGGCGGTGATCACCGAAGCGGACAAGATGGACAAAGCCAGTTCGACGAGCCGTGAGTCCGCCCCTGTCAAGCAGATTGAAGCCCGCCTCGAGAGCAACGATCTGTTCGAGCGACGACTCTACATGGAATGCACTGTCTCGATTCCGACCGGTGCCATCTGGACCGAGTACACCAAAGGCACCGAAAGTCGCATCGCCGTACAGTGCCCGCATTGTCTGGTCTACACGACACCCGAACGCGAGCATGTCGTCGGTTGGGAGGAAGCGGAGACCGAAAAGCAAGCGATCGCGATGGCGAAGATGTTCTGTTCTGCGTGTGGAGAGATGTGGAACGACACGCATCGTCGCGACATGAACCGCTCGGCCGTGCTTGCACATCGCGGTCAAACGGTCGAATCCGATGGGACTGTGGTGGGGCCCGAGCCGGAATCGCTCACGCTGGGGTTCCGGTGGAATGGATTCAACAACATGTTTTGGTCCGTCGGACGCCTCGGCCTGGCTGAGTGGACTGCACAGCGTGCTGAAGACCAGGATGAGGCTGAGCGGTATCAGAAGCAATTCGTGTGGGCCGTGCCCGTGGAGGTGGAAGACGTCGAGGTCGTGCGGCTTGATCGAGAGATTGTGGCCAAGCGTGTGACGAGTCACCACCGCGGTGTGGTCCCGGCCGACTATCCTTGGCTGACCATGGGCATTGACGTGGGCCAAAAGTTTTGCCATTGGGTGCTCGTCGCGTGGAAGGACGATGCCACGGGCCTGATCGTGGACTACGGTTACTTCGCGGTGGACACCGAGACGATGGAGGTCGACGCGGCCATCGAATCGGCGCTCGTGGGATTCCTGCGGCGGACCGATGACATCGGATTCCCATCGACCGATGGTAAGACGTTTCGCACGCAACTCGTCTGGATCGATGCGGGCCACCATCCCAAGAGTGTGCTGTCTGCGGTGCGACAGATCGATCGCGATCGCGTGTACCCGTGCCTCGGCCGAGGCTATGGCCAGCACCACGTCAAGGCGTACAACGAACCAACGCGGTCTGGGAACATCGTCAAGCACATCGGCGAGCGGTATCACTTCAAGTGGCTCAAGATTGAGCAGCAGTTCGAGGTGGAAATTGATGCAGACCACTGGAAGAGCTGGGCTGTGCGACGGCTGAACTCGCCGCTGGGCAGTCCGGGATCGGTGGAACTCTTCGCTGCGGAACCGCACGTCCATAACACGTTCGTGCGACACCTGACGGCCGAAGAGGAGTCGACCGAGTTCGACAAGAAGCGAAACAAGGAGGTCACCAAGTGGACGCGTATCCGAAGGGCCAACCACTATTTCGATGCCTACTACTTGGCGTGTGGGGCTGGTCACTTCTGCGGTGTGCGGGTGCTCAAGGGAGAGCAGCAGGAAATCAGTGAAGAGCGAGAGTCAAAAGCAGTTGCTGACGCGGCCCAAGCTGCTGCCAAAGAAAAGAAGGTCGTACCATTGAACTGGGGCGGAGTGCCCTATTTTGCAAGTGATAGGAGCTGATGATGTCGAAGATTAAACGTCCACAAAGGCAAGGAAACACGGCACCGAATCCGCGAGTCGCTGAGACGATCCAGCAGGAAACTGAAACGATCGAGCAACAAGATGCCGAAACCACGGAAGTGGTTGCGAACGACGAAGTTGATTCACAAGACGACGGCCAGGTCGTATCCGATTCGGTGGACGTCAAGGAGCAACTCTACGAACTGCTCAAGATTCGTGAGCTTGCGATTACCATACCTGCCCAAGATGGTCGCGAAGGTGATGCACGACAGACACACGTCGACGTCCAGCGATTATCTCCCCTGCAGGAACGCGGCATGTCGCTGTTGTTTTACGGTCTCGTCCACGCGCGAGAGACGTTTGGCCCCGCAAATCGATTGGTGGACAGCAAGGCCGATGCGGTCCGCTGGTTGTTCGAGCGCATCGCAATGGCAGACCAGCTGAACAAATAAACGAAGTAAACGACGAGATCTGTGACGTACGTTCCGGAACTCCCTTCGTGTGTCGTGCCGTACTAGCGATTATTACGGCATGGCAGTTGATCCAGTCCAAATCCGAGATGACTATGTTGACAACGCAGACTACGCGCAAGCGGGTAGTCTGACGAAAGCACAGGCGTTTGAGACTGCATGTAGGCAGATGTTTGTGTGTCCGCAGGAGATGACCAAGGATGGTGAAACCATCCGGTTTCCTGACGCGCGCGTGATCGAGAAACAGCTCGCGAACGTGGAGGCCTGGATCGCCGCGAACGGCACTACTGGTGGAGTCAAGCACCTCGACTTTTCGGGGTACCGTGACTGATGCGTAGGCGTGCGGGTGACGTAGCGACGGTTGGCGACCAATTCACTGAGCGGAAGCTCGAGCTGAAGGCTGGCTACCGTGCCGGCGAAACTTCGCGTCTTCGTCCTCGAATCAGGGATGTGGCTCCCAGCGGGTCCAATGCGGACTATCACTACCGCAATGCCAACAAGTTCTATTACATGATGGAACTGGCGAGGCACCTCGATCGCCAAGACCCGATATTCGGCGCGCTGATCAGTCGCTGGCTCACGATCGTGCTCAACGGTGGCCTTAACCTCCAGATGGAGACGGGCATCGACGAGATCGACGATTACCTGGAAGAGCGATTCGAGAAGGATTGCGACAAGCCAGATCGCATCCATTCGGAGCGTGAGCACAATTTTCGGACGATCGAGAAGTCGGTACTGCGGTCTGTGGGTGTGGATGGCGATCAGGTCATCGTGCCACGCAGCAACCGACGTATCCAACTGTTCGAGGCGCATCGCCTCCGCTCGTCCACTGGTACGCAGCGGGATGTTGTGCACGGTGTCGAACAGAACGAAGAGGGTGAGCGGACGTTTTACTGGCTCACGCGAAACGATCTCGGGTTCGAGCCAACCATCAAGTACACGGATATTAGTCGAGTCGCTGCTCGCGATCAGTACGATCAACGCCAAGTCTGGCATATCTATCACCCGAAGCGACTCAGTCAGCGTCGTGGCGTCACACTCGCAGCTCCGATCTCCGATCCATTGGGCATCCTCGACGATGTACAGTTCGCCAAGCTGATCCAGCAACAGGCAGCGTCTGCGGTTGCTCTCGTGCACCAATTCGCGAAGGATACCACTCCCAAGCCACCATCGATTCACGGCGAACAGCTAATCGAATCGACGGCCGGTGGGTACCGCAAAGTACTCGAGGGCCTGGGGGTCGGTCTGGAGATCTGGGGGCAACCAGGCGAGACCATCCAGGGGTTCAGCCCGAACATCCCGAACCCTGAGTACTTCATGCACGTGACGATGATTCTCACGATCATCAGCATGAATGTCGGGATTCCGCTGCAGGTCCTACTGATGGACCCAACGAAAACCAATTTCAGCGGCTGGCGTGGTGCCCTGGACATGGCACGCGAATCTGCCGAGGATTGGCAGACGTGGTACTCCGGCGCATTCCACAAACCGTGGTGGTCGTGGAATATCCGATCTCGTTTAGCAACCGACGACAAGTTGCGGGAGATGTTTCGGAAGAACGATTTCGACTTCGCCAATCCCTATTCGGAAGCGAATGAACGGTTCTTCGAGCATTGCTGGCGGGCCAAGCCGTGGCGGTACATCCAGCCGAAAGAGGATATCAGCACGCGGCTGATGGAGGTGGAACGCAATGTTGTCCCGCCTCGCGTGGATGCCTCGAAACGCGGCGAGGATTTCTACCAGAACACCGAGTGGATCGTGCAGGATCGCATGTTTGCCTACGAGCAAGCGATCGACGCGGCGGTGAAGCTCAATCAGAAAATCAAGAAGTTGGGCGAGGATGGCGAGTCGTTGTCACCGTTCGACTGGCGAGACTTCTATGTGGTCAACCCACCTGCGAGCATTTCGCAGAATCAGAACGTTGACCGATCGCAAGAGCAGCAATCCAGCGACTCGGAGGACGACACCGAGACCGCCACCGAACCCACGGAGTCTCAGCGATGAGCATCATTGCCAATCAGTTTCGCGCGTCAGTCCCCTCGATCGAGGACTATTTCGGATTGTGGGCGATTCACGAGCCCGTGCTCCGGGCCGGCGTGGAGCGGTTCAACCAGATGGACTTGCATCTGCATGTCCAGGCCAACGAAGGTTCGGACGCGATCGAAGCACTCAACAAGGATCGCGAGTACGAAATGCTCGACGGCGGTGTGGCCGTGATCGGCATCAGCGGCATGATGCGGAAGCGTGCGAGCAGTATGAGCTCGAGCACATCCACGATCGCCACCAGGCGGCAGCTGCGCGCCGCAGCGAAAGACGCCGCGGTAAGTTCGATCTTGCTGCACATCGAATCGCCGGGCGGTTTGGTCGCTGGGACCAAGGAGCTGGCGGATGATGTCGCGGCCGCTGCGAAGCAAAAGCAGGTGATCGCGTTCATTGAAGACCTCGGGGCCTCCGCAGCGTACTACGTTGCGAGCCAAGCCTCCAAGATTTACGCCAACGAACCGGCACTCGTGGGATCGATCGGTACTTACGCCGTGATCCAAGACACGAGCGAGATGGCCGAGAAGCTGGGGGTCAAGGTTCACGTAATCAATGCGGGTGCGTTCAAGGGGACTGGAGAGCCAGGCACCCCGGTCACCGATGAGCAGCTGGCCTACCTCCAGCAGATGATCGAGCAACAGAACGAACTCTTTTTGTCGGCGGTGGGAGCCGGACGTCGCATGTCTCGCGACAAGGTAGCCCAACTCGCGGACGGACGTGTGCACATGGCCTCGGCGGCTGTGTCGCTGGGTCTGGTCGATGCAGTGCGGACGCTGGATGCCGTGCTCGCGGAAATGTCTCAATCCAGCAAGAAAGGACAGTCTCGTATGTCGGACAACACAACGACAACTATCGAAACGAAACTTGCCGCCGAGCCACTGCGACCCGCACCGGCAACGCTCAACGAATTGAAGGAGGCGTTTCCGAAGGCGTCGAACGATTTCATCGTCGCACAGCTCGGAGCGGGCAGCACGATGGAGCAAGCCGCGAAGGCCTACTCGCGTCAACTCGAGGAGGAGCTCGCCGTCACGCGTCAGCAGGCGCAAGACCTCCGCGACGCGAAGAGCGTGGAGAAGACCGTGCAGAAGGTGGACGGCCTGAAAGCTGATGGCAGCTCGAGCTCTGGTGGCGTAAGCGATTCCACGGGGGACGCGTTCAAGGCGTTGGTCGACAAACACGTGAAGGCTGGTTTGCCACGGCACAAGGCGCTGTCCAAAGCGGTGCAGGAAGACCCGGCAGGTCACGCTGCATTCCTCGAGGAGCACAACGCCAGAAACGGCCGCTAGATAGCAGCCCGATCGGCGAGTCGCGTTTACCGAATCAATCAGTTTCTATTTTGGAGTCTCAACAATGGCTAATTCTCCAGTGCCCGTGGACGGGCCTACCAGAACCTTTACGGCCGGCGCGGCTCTCGCGCGTGGAACGATTTGCAAGCTGTCCAGCGGCAAGCTGGCGGCAGCAACCAGTGACAACGACCTCGCGATCGCTGTACTGGAGCAAGCGAGCTTCGCGGACGGTGATCTGATCGCTGCTCGTTTGCTCAACTCAGGGGGAACGTTCCTGGGGCTGGCATCCGAAGCGATCGTGGTCGGCAACCGTCTGGCGGTCACCACGGGTGGTGCTTTGGCGGTGGCTGCCGCAGGCAAGTTGCTCGCGTTGAGTGCAGGCGGTACCGGCGCATTCATCGAGTTCATCATTCTGCCGGTAATCCCTGACGACGCGATCTAGCCAACCGCTCGTTTCACTGTTTCGTTTTTCATTCAATCAATCAGGACAGCACCGAGGGATGGTCGGGGCACCCAATCAGGAGTCAGTAGAAAATGGGTACCACACCAAGTGCGGCGGTCGAACAATATCGCCCGGACATCGGCCTCGGTTTCAGTGAGTTCGACGTGGAGGCCAATCAGCGCGGCTACGTCGGTCTGGCTATCGCTCCCGTGATGGAGGTGGACGTCGTGGCCGACGTTTACTCGATCATCCCGAAAGAAGAGCTGATGAAATCCTATAGCACCGATCGGGCTGCCGACGGTACGTATGGGAAGGTCAACGGCAAGTTCGAGACCGATTCATACAACTGCACGGAAAACGGGATCGAGGAACGTGTTGATCGACGGGACGCGCGTCGGTTCGGCAACTACATCGACGCCGAAATGATCGCGGCAATGCGGACGCGAGACATCGTGCTAAAGAACCACAACTCGCGTGTGATTACTTTGGCCTTGGCAGTGGCGAACACCAACGCGGCGGGCACGGTATGGTCCACGGTGGCAACGGCATCGCCGATCGCCAATGTCCGTGCGGCCAAGATCGCGATTCGCAATCGCTGCGGGAAAGTGCCTAATGCGATGTGCTGCGACTGGGAAGCATGGGAGTACTTGCGCGACTGTGCGGAAGTCGTCGAACGGCTCAAGTACAGCGGAATCGACGATCCCAAGAAAGCAAACCTCAACGCCGTCGCTGCGGTTCTGGGGTTGGAAGAGATCATCGTTTCTGGTGCCGTCACGGACGGAGCGATCGCACCCCTGGCGGCATCGGTGGCCTCGATGTGGGATCGCACGAAGGCGCTCGTCTTCTGCAAGTCCACTACCCAAGACACAAAGGTGCCGCACTTCATGCGGACTTTCCACTGGGGTGCGGATGGATCGCAGATCGGAGCTGCGTTCGAGTCGTACTACGACCCGACACGACGATCGGACATCATCAGACACCGCATGGACACTGATGAGAAAGTGCTCTATTCGGACGTCGCGCAGGTGATCACCGGGGTGCTCGCTTAATCGAAATAGACTCGGACCATCCCTCCGGGTCTCCAACGGTTCGCCGTGCTTGGCAGCGCGGCGGGCCGTATTTTCAAATCATTATGTGGTGAGTCATGGGAAGTGTATTCGACAGCCTGTTCACCGAGGGTGCTCCCCTGCTGGACGAGACGTTTGGCGAGGCGGCAACTGTCGTGTATACGTCGCCTGCCGGTGTGTCATCGGGGGCTATCACGGCGATCCTCGGAGCGGTGCGTCAACAACGTATCACCAACGAAACCGGCTCACTTCTCGAGCAGACACGCACGATCAAAATTCGTCGTTCGCTGCTCGCGACCGTGCAAGCTCGCGGCAAGATCACGCTCGGCGGTGCGGACTGGGGAATCGTCTCCGAACCGATCCGGACGGCCACGTACTGGGAGCTCGAGATCGCCACGGCCGATTGGCTCGAGTTCCGCTCCGACAATTCAAGGCAACTGTAACGATGGCACTGCAAGCTGCGACCAACTGCTGGACCGAACAAGAGGACCGACTGATCGAGTCCCTCGCTCAGTCTGCGCAGTTCCGCACGTGGGTCGGTGCCGCCAATGCCACGGAAGCGAAGGCGCACATACACGTCGAGTTCCTCCCACCGCCTGCCGACAAGGATCATTACACGCCGGAAGAGATGGACGATCTGCTCCCACACGCCCTGATCATGGACGCGGGAGACGGAGCGATCACGTTCGATCGTGCGTGTCAGGATGTGGGGCAATTCTATTTCACGTCCGGTCGCAAGTTGGTCATGTTCTGCGCGCGTGTCAATCTAGAAACCGACACGTATCCCGAAGCTGTCCGCAAGCTGAAGAACGTGGTGGGCAAGATCATTCTCGACATGAACGATCTGGCAGGAAATGAGGACACCGCGGACTACGTCCAGGCATCACTCGCAGAGCCGGTGAGCATGGCCAAGGATCAACACCGCCACCAACTCAAGGAAGCGATTCAGGCGACATGGGAGTTCGTGTTTGATGAGGGAGGAGGCACAAGTGAATGAGCCGCTACCGCATCAATCGGACGATCTCCGGAGCTGCTGCCGCCACCGACAAGGACAAGTCCAAGATGCGTGTCCAGGTCATGCGCTGGTTCGTCGAGGACTGGCACGAGAATCTGCGGCCGCTCCACTTCACCAGCGACGGCGCGCGGCGGTATGGCTACGGCCGACGCCACACGAAGGAGGTTCGCACCGGGCAGGTCAAACGCGACAAGAAGGGGCGACCGCTCGCTCCCAGCGGGCGACCTCTGGTGTGGAGCGGAACGTCCGAACAGTTGGCGAAAATCGCCAATTTTACGGCCAAGGAAACGAGCTCCAAAGTCACGATGCCGGTCAGGGCGTTCAACTGGAAACCTCCCGGCAATCCCACGCTCAACATGCGGTGGGAGTTTACGCAGGTGCCCAAGACGGAGCTCGGGGCGCAGGAAAAGCAGGCATCGATTCGGCTCGAGCGGTTGGTGCGTCGATTCAACAGGTCTATCACTCGCCGGATCACCGGCTAGGAGCTTAACTATGTCCGTGTCCGCAGTCTGGGTAAAACACTCGCTTGTCCTCCAGCCCGTGGCCCTTGCGAGTCCCGTGGTGCTCGGTGCTCTGACGCGTCTGTCGATGCCGACCGGAACCACGCTAGAAACCGATCAAACTGATCCGACACTGTTTCCAGACTTCATCTCGATCGGGAAGCGAAAGCCCACGATGGCGTGGGGCACGACGGCGATCGCTCGCTACTTAACGAATCTCGGGCTCGGAGCGACGTGCATCAATTCGGACGTCTCGCATCCGGGTTTGGCAGCCTACTTTCAGAAGCGATTGTGTAACGGCCCCGCGTCTGGCAGTGTCCACGAGTCGTTCACCTACGGTTCGGGACTGGTCGTGCCGGCGCAGTTGAGCGTCTCGCATCGATCACCGGCGCAGCTGAGCTACTCGTTTATGTCGCAATACCGATCGACAGCTGCTGCTGTGATTAGAACGAGTGGCGTGGCTCTTCCATCATTACCTGTCGCTGCTGCGGAGAAGTACGACCTCTATGAGTTCGCTGTCGGTGGTTCAGCGTTTGGCCAGAGGACGAGCGTGTCAATCGATTTCAACCCGCGATTGTACGAGCTCGGGGCTGATGGAGAGATCGAGGATTCGTTCATCGCTCTCGAGTCGTTTTATCCTCGCATTACGGCGAGAGGGTTCTCGTTGCCGTCTTTCGGATCGTTCGATCTGGACGGTCAGGTCTGTGCTCATGGAGACTCGCACGTGATTTTGCGTAAGCGTGGAGTGGCCCTCACCACTGCCGAGCACGTCAAGATCACGTTCCAGGGGTTGGCTACGGTGGACATGATCCACGAGGCGGACAAGCACTCGCCGTCGGAAGACACGATCATGGTCGATTGCGGCCAGGATGCATCGAACGGAGCGTTTGTGTTCGACGAGACTTACGCGATTGAATAGGAGGTGCCCAAGTGGCAAAGGACGACGAGAAAAAAGAACCGAAGCCGGAACCCCGCACGTTCCGGTTTGCGTGTAACGTGGTGGGCGTGCCGGCAGTGCTGGCAAACCAGTATCAGCAGCTGATCGGGACCGACACCGCAAACGCGATCGTGGCACTGCTTGATCAGCCCGACCGCTATCTGCGGATTCGCGAAACGTTGTTCGCGGCGATCGATGAGGCGACTAAGGCCGCAGTGGAACCGGACGGACAGGAGTAGCGACGACTGTGTTTGTGTACTACGTGCCAGGAATGACGGGGCGGATCAACGAAATCGACGCGTGGAAGTCGCGGGTCGATGGATCAAAGAAGGGCGATCTCGCCTCCGGTCCCGATGGCGGGAAGGGGACGATCATTGGCGACAAGTCGCTGCCGTCGTCGGACTTTGGCTATTTCCCGGATCGCCAGACATGGCGACAGGAGGGGCAGTTGTGGGTCGGTATGTTTACCGATCGGGTGCCAGATCCGAGCCTGCTTCAGCGACAGACGATGCTCGAGGGCCACGCGGTGACGCTGGTGGACGGCCAGCAGTGGACGGTTCCGCTGGTGTATGCGTCTCCGAGTTATGCCGAGTGGGAGATCAATCTGCCGCGATTGTTCGACGTGGACGACAAGGGCCAGTGGTGTTACGGCGAAGTGCGACCGGAGTTTGCCAAGTTATTCGACGGTGCGACACGTTTTTACAACGCATGGATGCAACACGTTATCTCGCAAGCGGAGCTTCTGCAGGGCAACGACGGTGCTGCCGAAGTCGAGTTCAATCTGAGTTTGCTCGATGAGCTCGAGATCGTGTCTCTCGCGATGGGGACGAACTATCGTGTTTCGAGTGTTGAACTTGCCATGCTGCGTTTGCTCGATAAGCACTGCGTGACGAGCATCTTGCTGGCAATGATCGATTGGCCCAAGGTGGAGGACCGGATGAATAAAAAAAAACGGTAGCCCTCGCACGCTATGAGGCGTGGGCTCGCGGGCGGCTACCGAACTACCGCCCGACCATTGGCGATCTCCACCTGCTGAGCTTGGAACGATAACGATGCCTGTCCACACGAAGTACACCGCCGACAACTCCCAGCAGCTGGCCGCAGAGGCACGGCTCGCTGATAGTGCGTCGAAGCTGAGCCAAAAGTACAAGGACACGGCGAAGTCAGCAAACGAAATGGAGCGGGCCGCTAAGAAGGCGTTTACGGAGTCGTTGACGCCACTCCAACGTTATCAGCAGCAGATGGCGTCGCTCGATGCCCTGCTCAAGAAAGGCCGGATCACGCAAGAGCAGTACGCGGCGGCGGTGACCAAGGTTTCCAATAAGCTCGAAGAGCAGCAACGGCGATCCACCTTGGCGAGTCGTGTGATGAACAGCAACACCGCACGCCAGATCGCACAATGGGGCAGCATCGCTACCGCCATTGGACTTGCGAATAAAGAACTGATGGACCACGCCATGCTGCAAGAGAAAGCCGTGGCGTTGACCAATTCTGTTGCGGCGGCACAAGAGGGGTTGCTGGCGAATTTCGGTCTCAAGGTAAGTAGTGAACGACGCGAGTCCGCCCTGAAAGACGTCTCGCAGATGTCGCGAGACATGGGGTTCAACGAAGCGCAGTTCACCACGCAGTTCGGCAAGACGTTTTCGGCGACGTCTGGCTCGTTCGAAGATCGCTATAAGCTCGTGCGGGAAGTGCTGGAAGCGGCTGCGCCACTGCATCGCGGCAACCAGGAAGCGCTGGGTGATTTCTCGGGTACGGTGATCGACACCATGAAGTCGATGCCGGGTGCGTCCGCCAAGGAAGCCGTAGCGTTTCTGCTCAGTTTGCAGGAGCAAGCACGCATTACGAGCACCGACAAGCTCAAGGAGTTCGTCCCAGCGCTCGCGGCCGTGGACGTGACTAGCGGCGGTGCGGGCGTCGATAAGCTGGCCAACGCGAAAGCGGCTGGTGCGTTGTTCGCGGCGGCTGGTGGTCGATTGGGTGATCCCGAGGGTGCCGAGACCAAGACACTACTCGCTAATTTGGCGGCGGTGCTACGAGAGATGGTGCCGGACGACGACGGAAAGCCCGATAGCTTCGAGGAGCGGATCCGCAAGGTGGTTGCCAGTAAGGCACTGCAAGAGCAGGTTATCCCGGAGCTTCGTGGTCGCGGCGCAACAAAACCTGTCGTGGAGGAGCTGCTGCGTGGTGGGCGTGTGTTCGCGGACTGGGAGGCATCGCTAGATAACTTTTCGACATCGGTCAACGATACCAATCGACTGATCGAGGACGCGCGCGGAATCACGCCAGAGCTAGAGCAATCCACCAAATCAAAAGAGGTTGGCTCCACGCTGGCCCAGCGTCTCAAGGAGCGGTGGGGAGAGGCTGGAACGGTCAGTCAATTGCTGTTCTCTGGTGGTGTCGATTCTCAAGGTGGAGCATTTCCAGGCTTGTTTGAGATGCAGGGGCGCGGGTTGTTTGGCTCCCAGAAGTGGCTAGAGCAAACGTGGTTTAATGAGCGCGTGGCCATGGGTGCCGATCCAATCGAGCAAGGCATCAAAGCACTCGAATCGATGAAGGCTCATCAAATCCCGATCGGTGTGCATCCATTTAGACGCGACGAGTATCTCGAGCAGAACCCGGTCGCGAGAGCAAACATTGATCGCGCCGACGAAATGATCGAGGAACTCAAGGGGCTGCGCAAAGACGCGCGGGACAATCAAAAGAACCAACGTATGCAGCGGAAATCCAAAGCAGTCACACCGCAACCGTAGGATACCATGGCAAACCGCATCGGCAGCGAATACTTCAAGGTGCTGCGGGGTGATCCAACCCCGAAGCAAGAGCACATTGACCCGATCGTGCGGGATGGTGTCGATCTCGCTGCGTTTCGGCTGCTGGGACTCCGTGGGCCGCAGTTCACGCTAGAGTCGATGGTCGATCTCGCAAACGAAGCCGCCGCCGCATCGAAGCTCGGGGCATACGCCACGATGAAAGCGTCGGGCAAGCTCGCTTTGGAAGTGGATGGGATCAATTACGGCTCCGCATCGTGCGTGGTGCTACACGTGGTACCGATACCACCCATTAAGACGGTGGCGTGCATTAAGGGCGGGATCAATGTCGCGGACGGTTTACCCGGTGTGATTCTCAGGGCTCAGTGGACTTTACAGTTGGTGTAATATGCCGTTTGGCGTGGGACTATTAGCGGGACCGAATGTCGGCCTTGCCGGGGCACCGGATCAAGGTCTCGGCATCAAGTTCGCCACCACGCCCGGCAACGCGGAGATCCGCAACGAGCATCCCGTCGCGACCGTATCCACGCGCGCGAGCTGGGCGGACGAGTGGACCGAACAGCCTGATCTCTATGTGCGAACGTGCCGGTTCACCGATGGCTCGCAGATCGGACAGGCGACGCTGCTGTATGAGTACGGCCAGATTATGCGGCAGGCGGCTACCACGTTCTCGCAGGAGGATCCCAAGAATCTCAACGGCCATTGGGTCAAGATCGAGTTCACACCGCAGACGGGCGACGATGTGATCTGGCTAGGCGTGGTCACGCAAGATCAACGCAAGCGATTTGGATCACCCGAGGGCAAGCACGCCGGAGATCAGGTGCTATCGTGCTCGTCCGTGGAGTGGCTGCTCAGTAAGTATCAAGTGACGACCTCACGTGTGGGAGAAGACGACGAGGCCTATCTAATCAACCGCGGACTCACGTTCAATGAGCCGTTCGCCAGCAAGAACGGTTTCGGCAATCGATCCGAAGTGGCCAAGGATTTTCTGGACGCGGACGATCAGGGCTACTATACGTTTGCCAACACGCCGATGGGCCAGAAGTGGGACGCGGCGCAGATCGTAATCTATCTGCTGCGAGAGTACGAGATGTTTGACGAGGACGGTCCCACGATCAAGGCACCGCCCAAGCTGCAAAACACGTTGCAATGGTACATTCCGAAGAACGTAGAGACGCACGGCCGCACGCTCTACGAGATCCTGCGTCAAATGATTTCCGAGCGGTTCGGGCTCGCATGGAGTCTCGTATATGACGGGACGAATATCGAGTTCAAGGCGTGGTCGTACAATTCGGCCAACATCACGTTGCCCTCCGGTGTGGCGTTCCCCAAGAATGCCCACCCGCTCGACATTGACTTCGACGATGCGATCGACGTGGAGGATGCGCTGGAAATTCGGGACATCGCGAATCAATACACGCAGGTCAAAGTGCAAGGCGCGCGACGTGGTTCGGTCGTCACGCTCTCGCTCGAGGACGGCTCGCTAGAGAAGGGCTGGACTGACGAGGAGCAAACGGAGTACTTCGAGGCGGCTGCGGGCACACCGGGGTTCGAGCTGATCCCGTTCGACGACCAGATCACAGCACACGATCGATTCCGCGCAGGACATCGCATGCGACACGTGTGGACGTCTTTTCAGATTCCAGACGACTGGGACGGGATGCTGTCGAACATCCCTGGCAATGGTGGCTCTACTGAAGTCCCCGCGTTTCCGTCGCTTGACGCGAGCGGCGATCCAACCACGTCACCTGAGAACATCGTCAACCATCTGCTGCGTATTGATCCAGACCTGGCACTCCGGCAGTTCTACGATTACTCGGGGGTGCCGTCTGCTGCGGAGCTTGAGCCTGGACGCACATCGTCGCCGGGTTATCTGCGGACGTTTGCGATGTGGCGGATGGACACCACGAACGACAAATGGGCCGACGTGTCACGGCTCAGCGATTTCGGGAAAGCAAATGGCATCGACATCCTCGGCCGGAAGCGATCAGGGCTGAACTTTGACGCGTCGCTCGATCTGTGGTCACACGCTCCTGGCCTCTCGATCGTGCCCAACACGGCTGCGCACATCCAAGCGGGCGAGACGTGGAACGATGACAACCCGTCGCCATCGTGGACGCAGGCGGAAGTGGACTATCAAGACTATGCGATCACGTGCTACATCCAGCAAGACTCTCGCGTGGAGGAGGTGTGGCCAGACTCGCCACTTGCGGCCATGGCGAACCAGCAATCGGTGCTGCTGATCGAATTAGGCGACGAGTTTCGCCTCGACTGGCTCTGTCAGGGCACGATCATCGGCATGCAGAAAACCGGGGAGGCGATCCGATCGTTCGCCGGGTTCGTGCGTGACGATCGCCCGATCATGAAAGACATCGCCCGGATCCTCGGGTTGTGGCACTTGATTCCGCGCGTGTCGTTCCGCGTGGCGTTCAAGCAGATCACTGGGCTCTTCTCGGTGGGTATGCTGGTCCAGCAGGTGGGAAGCCGCGACACGCTAACCACGGTCAATTCACTGATTACCGCCGTCGATTACGACTTCGAGGCGGGCACCACGCAGATCACCACGTCATTCACCGAAACGCTCGACGCGTTGGAGCTTGTCTGATGGCAATCAATCCTGCTCACTCCGAACGGCTGCTGTCCCTCGAGCGAGAGGTGGCACAGCTGCGTGCCGTGGTGCAATCGCGCACGCCATCGACCACGGGAAATCGCCGTCCAATCGTGCGGTGGGGGCGGACGATCGATGTCGGCGGCGGTGTGCCCTACCCGACGGCTGCGGGCGTGTGGCCGTTCGTGTTTACGCAACACAATTTCGATGAGGACACGGGCGACCTCACGTCGGTCGTGCTGGGAGACGAAGACGATCCGCAACATGCGTTCTATAGCCCGTCGGATTATCCGGCCGACTCCGAGGTGCTGATCGCCGAGGTGGACGGGCAGTGGTGGGCCATTGCGCAAAACCTCGGCAAGCATAATTGCATCGTGACGGCCACGATCACGGCGGCGGTGCGCGTGGGCATGGACGTCACGTATGGCGTGGGGAGCGTGACGCTGCTCGATGAGATGGGGCAATCGACGGGCGCGGTCCAGCAGGTCTACAACCCGTTCACCTCGAGCGTTGCGGTCGGCAAGATCGCGAAGACATCCCAGAACATACCGGGCGGTCGATACTTTCTCGACGCGGTGGATTGCGGGGGTGCGTGATGGGGTGGAGCGTGTTCGATGTCGGTTGCTGCTGCGGCGGTGTGGCGGATCCTTGCGGGGACGTTTACGGCGACACGCACTCCTACGACTGGCAATTCTTCGAGGACTTTGATGCAGACCCGCCAGAGTTTACGGTGTACGAAGAAGTCAACCGGCTGGGACCGCTCTCCATGTTCGACTATGGCATCGCGGCGAGCGATCTGTTTGTGGAGGCCACGTGGGACGGGACATCGATGGGAGGCACAAGTCGAAGGATCGGTGTGAACGTCTCGGCCAAGAAACCACTTGCGGCTTATTTCGCGATCACGCCCTACCCTCGCTGCCAGTGGATCACGCATGAGATCGAGTTCACGTTCGACACGCTGGGAGACGAGGTGCGAACGTTGTTCCTCGGGTCGGAATCGAACAAGGGCGGCGTCAACAGCCTGGACATGACCGCTCGCTATGTGACGCGCGATATCTTCGCGGACGACCAATCGCCCACCGTGCAGCTCCACTTCAACAGCGGCTACTGGTACTTGCCAGCACCGTTATTGAACGCTGGACGCTTTCGCTTGGAGATCCTGCTAGATGTGGCCAATCCCGCACCGAACGGCAAGTACGATTACGTGGTGACGCTGCTCAACGCGGGCGGTGGCGTGGAGTGGCAAGAAGGCAACCTCATGCAACCGTGGCTGAACGGTGTGGTGTTCGGGAACCCGCTAAACACGTTGTTCCAGCTGGATGGGGCGCAAGTCCACGGGTGCCGCATGTTGGTCTACGCGGTGACGCAAATCGAGTTGCTTACCGATGTGCAAGGTATCGCTCGCACGTACCGGAATGAACACGACGACTACTCGGTGAACTGGTCCAGCATGACAGCATGACACCACTGGGAGAAGCACTAGAGAAGCGACTAACGATTTACGGGTTGAAATCCTGTCCAGAATGGAAAGCAACATTGCAAACGCTCACGTCGGATCACAACGAATTGGCACTGTTCAACAGTCTGCCAGGATACACGATCGAGATCAGCCGCGTGGTGCCGATCCGACTGCGGCGACGATGGTTCGCAAGGCAAGTGATAATCGCAGCTCGGCAGTGCCGATCGCAAGAGAAGGAATGAACAAGTGCCAAGCCAAGAAACTGTAACACAATTTGACACGCTCGATCTCTTCAGCACCAAGACGACGTTCGCTGATGAGGACAACGTCTTTCTCTACGTCTACGACACCAACGAAGCGGCCGAAGCCAACAAGCCGGGGAAGATCGCACTCAGTGCTCTAGAGGCGTTGATCGGTGGAGGTGGAGGCGGAGGCGGTGGTGATCTGCTCGCGGCGAACAACCTGAGCGATGTGGACAACGCAGCGACTGCTCGCGGCAATCTCGGGCTCACGATCGGCACGCACGTGCAAGCGTACAGCGCCCACCTCGACGCGCTCGCTGCGGCCGCGAAAACGGCTGGCAATTTCTTGGTCGGCGACGGCTTAACGTGGGTTGTGGCGTCTGGTGGGACGGCTCGCTCGCTGTTGGGAGTGGATGGGACGGGGATCGCGTCGCTGCTTGATTCGGAGTTGTCGAATACGCGATGGCGTCAAGGATTCATCAACGAAACGGGAGCGATCGAGAACAAGACCACGGGACAAATCTACATTCCAGTTGCTAATACTGACGCTGCCCGTGGTACAGCCCTGACTACAGCACTCGGTGCCGTGGACAATAATCAAACCATTGCTCTTGGCTCGGGCTTCACGTATGTCCCGGCTGCGAAGCTCACGGTCGAGAAAAACATTCGGCTGCGAGGCAACGGCTCGTGCATCAAACGCGGAGCAGCTCAAACCGATTGGGTCTTGTGCATTGACGCGCAGGCGGGCGGCACGGCGTTCGTGAACGACCTGGAGGTCCATGGAAACTATGGGATCGTGGAGCTAGTGTCGGGATCGGAAAGTCGCGGGGAAGGCATCCGTCTATCGGGTGCGGGAAAGATTATCGCCACCAACGTCTATTCCCATGACTCGCCAATCAAGGCTGCTGCGCAAGCCGCATCGGTGGACGATGCGGCGGTCAATTTCTTCGTGCTGGGATCGGGCCATAAGAAGCTGGTGAACTGCGTCGCCGACAATCCAAGCTACGCGAACTATCGCATCCAGGCGACGACGTGCGAGTTCCTTGGCTGTGATTCGTTCGTCACGACGTTCACCGGAAACTACGGCCGGTTTTATGTGATGGACGGCGCAGCGATCAAGAGCTGCACGATCAACGGCGGTACGTGGCAGACGGCCGCGGAGATGAAGATCAACGCCAATTTCGATCCAAGCACCGATGGCTCGCTGTGGTGTGAGCGGCTCACAGTCAGCAACATCGTGATGGACTTTGGCACGGGACACACGATGCCCGACGGCGATAGCTTTATTAAGTTCGACAACTGCCGCTATGTGCTCGTCAGCAACATCATTCAGACGCACTCGGTGCCGTTCGCACCGCATCCTACGTTGCCACTCAGCGAACCAGGCACGGGCTTTAAGTGGTGGCTACCCACGCGAGGCGTGCGCGAGTCGTTGTTCACGGTCGGCTCATGCAATGAAGTCCACTTTGAGAACATTGTGGCTGATGGCTACGTGAAACTATCGGGCTCCACGGGTGGGCCGTACATGGCCAAGGTCTCAATGAAGAACTGCGTTTGGGGAGCGAACGCGCACATTCCGTTCGGCATCGAGAACTGCAATCACGCGCGGCACATCATCATCGAGGACTGCTCGTTCTTCCATATCACGGGATCGGGTGGGACCGTCAAGATTTTCGACAACACGCACACGATCGCTCCCAGCCCCGTGTCCACGCAGGAGCAAAAGATCGAGATCAGAGGGAAGTGCTACATTGCCACGGTGTGGACATCGAACCACGGGTTCCTTTTCTCGGACTGCAAGAAGATCGGCGACGTATCACTGGACGACATCGATCTGATCGACATGAACACGGACGACCACGTGGCACAAGAATCGGCGAACTACTGGATGGAGAGCGATGCAGACGACGACGTGGCCTATGCCGCTCCCACGCCTGCGTCCGGTCCGACCGATGGACATCACACGTTCGTCCTCGCATCGCCGCAGCTGCGGCTGATGGCCACACCACGGCCAGCTGATCCCTACACCGCACTACTCGGCCGCAACGTGTTCCGCACTTGGGACTACACTGACGAGAAGTTCGTGAACGGTGAGCTGTGTACGCTCGCCGACTCGGGCACGTATGCGAACACTCACCGCACGCCGACCGACCCCGGCGTGGAAACGGGCGACTGGTTCAGCTCAGTGACGGCTGAGCCAGGAGCACGCATTGTCAACCTCGGCGGCGGTGCGGGCGGTAACGGCTACGCGAACTTCTGGCTAGCGAACGCGGCCGGTGATCTGATCGAAGACCCCTCTATTCGGAGCGATAGCGCCTGATGCCCAAACTATCCGACCAACATGCAAAGATCTGGCAGATGTCTCGCGACAGTGGATCCAGCACGCTCAACACGGGACTGCTCGCGTCGTGGCCCATGCTCGAGATCGGGGAAGTGGATCGCAAGGACTACGGAGCGAACGAGTTTGATTTCGCGAACACCGGAGGCTCCAATGCGACGGGCGGCGGTACGCGCTTCGAGTGGTACGACGACGATTACATGGCGATTGCTTACGGTGACGCTGGTGCG